CCTGATTCGTCATCACTTTCGATTACTGCATAATAAATATCTCTTAAGCCAATTGTAGCCATCGTTAAATTCCTCCTTTTGGATTAAAAAAAGAGCCTATCTCGGCTCTATATAACTGAATCTAAATATTTTCCTATATTTTCCTGCTTCGTCATCATAAGTTTCAGAAGCAAACATTCTTCCAAATCCTGATTCACGCATTAATTGATCAACTTGTTTCACCAGATCGGTATAGTCACCACTTGAAAAAACATCAATTTGTATAAAGTAACTCGTCACTTGCTCCACATCATCCGCATTGTAAAATGATGCTTCATTGTAAGTGTTGAATATTATATACTCACTAGCTCTATTGTTATAGGTTGAGAAGGCGACAGGAACGCCGGTTGGTTTTAGTGCACCTATTATTTTAGCGTTTAAACTCAATGCATTCCCATCCCCCTTCTTAACACTTTTACCTGTTCATCAAGCATTTTACTTGTGGCTTGATTAAAAGCAATGCTTGCAAACGGTCTTGGCGATATGAATCTTCCTGCACGAACGTTGAAAAAACCAAACTCATGCATATAAAGGTAAAACCCTGATTTATTCGGACCGACAAACAGTTCACCGTTTTTAGGGTTTGTTCTTCCTATTGATGCCTGACCTGTTCCTGTTCTTCTTTGCAACCCATGAGCATAAACCTGCGACTGCATATCTTCCACTAGCACATCACCAGCAGCGATTAGCGCTTCATCTTGTACATCTTTAGTGACTTTTTCAAGGTTCTCAACTTCCTGGATTAATTGATCAAATCCATCATATTCAAATTCCATGGTCATCACTTTTTCTTTTTAAAGTAAGTTCAACAAACTCGTTTTTTTCAAATCTCCGTTCTACATCGTAATCTTCTTCGTTAAATTTAACTAATTCTTCGCCTTCATACTCCACGGCGCGGATTTCGAATTTATATTCGATTGTTACTCCGCTTTGTTTGGCTTGATAGTGTTCATTGGTGTAAACTTCCAAGCGATTTGCAAAAACCTCTCTCGGTTCTCCTTCGATAATATCAGGGAATCCATTTTCGTTTAATCCTTCTTCCAGAGCGACAAGTGAAATAACATCACTCCAAGGTGCGGCCATTGTAATCACCAGCCAAACTTAAATGTTGTTTTAACAGATTGAAAGATTCCTGAAAACGTTCTGCGTTTGGATTATCTAAACCAAAATTAGCTTTTGCATAAAACACTATCGCCCGTTTAATTAAAGGATCGTCACTTTCAGCCATATCATGATCAATGCCCGACTGAATTAAATCCAATCGGGCTGATTCAATCAAGGATTCTACTTCCACGTTGAACGCATCACTTTTAACGCGGAGAGCGAGTTTTACATCATCCAACATTTTAATCACCTTCTAATAGTTCAATGAGATTCTTCTTTGTTTCGTTGGATTTATATTCGATTCCTTTTTCGTCGAGTCTCCCCTTAAGTTCTTTTGTTGTTAAATCTTTAAAGTTTTTTACCCCTTCGTTAAAATAAGCGGCCTGTATTTGATTCTGCGGCATCTGACCATACTTACGCACAATCTCAACAACTTCACCTGCTTGTACTGAATGAGTGGTATAACCGATATGATTTCCTTCGTCTGGCCTATAATCTTTGACTCTTCCCACCTCATCGCACATCACAAGTGTTCCTGCAGGTAAATTTTGTGCAGCTTCCACCTTCCAAACAGGGTTGTCACGTACCGATACGTTAACGAATGCATCCTCTTCCAAGTTTGTATTCGTCACAAAATCAGGTATCCATCCCAACTCTGATAACTTAAGATAGACAGTCTCCCATCCTTCTTCAAAGTCATCGTTTGAGTTTACACCAGCTAAGGCGAGCAGTCGATTAGCAGGAATGTCCTGCAGCACTTTAGCTTCGAAAGAAGTCATTACCCTTCTACACCTCCGTCTCCTTCAACCAACAGCGAAAATGCTAATGGTTCATAAACATCACCATCAGTGATCTCATAAGCTACATAATCCGTTTCTCGTGGTTTAGCATGGTCTTCTGTAACTAGACGCATAGGCTCGTTTTGGTTCATAATATAGCCTTTGTTCGCATTACCGAATAGAATTTCACCATCACGCAGAGATCCTTCTGCTTCTACAGTGAAACCGAGCATACGACCAACACCACCTGCTGTAACATCTGGGATAAACAACGGACGACCATTCCCATCCATCACGTTAGCAAGCGTATTCCAGATAGTTGCGTTGTTTGCATAAATCTTAACTCCGCTCAATAAAGAGGAATGGATTTTAGAAATAGCTCCTGTGACGTTTTGATAGCCCACACCGTCAGAGTAATTAATGATCTGATCTCCACCGTTTAGAGTAGTTACGATACCCATCGGCTGGTTATTCCCTGTTCCATGAGTAACTGCGGATGCTTTAGCAATACCCATTCGTTCTGCGATTTCAGCCTGGATGAATGGAATGAATTCTTCCACAGCCATAGACTTCATCTTCCAGGACACGGTTACTGCTTTAGCGAGTTCATGTCCAGTTAAAGTAAACTGACTAAACTCATTCTCTTCATCAGCCACAGCAACATCTTCTGTATACCAGTCGGCATCGCCGGCAACAATGCTCTCATGGCGATTCATAGTAAGGTTGCCTTTTACGTTAAATTTTCGCACATCGTCAAGCAATGGGAACTGTTCAACCATTAGTTTCTCAATTCCTGCGACCACGGTTTCAGGAATTAAAGTTGGCGTGTTAACTGTTGTGTGCGTGAATTCATTGGAAATGTTATTTATTTTGTTAAATACTTCTGTTTCATCTTTTGTCAGTACCTGATTCATCATTTTCTTAGCCCAAGCGTTTTCATAAAGTTTATCTTCGTCTTTCACATCGTTCGCTTTCAAATCTGCCACTTTCTTTACTCCTTCAACATTTACGGACTTGTTCTGTAAATCCTCTGCTTTGTCTTTTTCTTTGAGTGCGTTAAGGTTAGCATTCGCCACCTTAATTTCTTCCCACTTGTTATCCAAGTTTTTAATTTCTTCCATCTTCGCTTCTGATTCTTTCAGTTTTCCTTCTGTGATAAGTCCCTCAGCTTCAGCCATTAAATTGCTTCTCTGTTCTGTGAATTGTTCTTTATTCATTTCCATCACCTTTCAATTTTAATAGATTTAGTCTTGCCCATAAAAAATCCGACTTTTCATGAGTCGGCTCCTCTTTCACAAATTCACTTTTCATATTGCGCACGGTATCGATAACTTTTTGTGGAATCATACCATTCGCCATTGTTGCAACCAATTGGGGTTGATTGTTTTCAAACATGATTTCATCAGCAAAACCTTTTTCTTTCGAATCTTGGGCAGTTAGCCAGGTTTCATTATCCATCATGTCAAGAAGTTCTGATTCTTCTAAACCTGTTTTTATCCGATACGCATTTGAAATGGTTTTATTGTAATTTTTTAGCATATCAGACTCATGTTGTAAGTCACGATAATCACCCATCGCCATCGACCATACATTATGGATCATAATTTGTGCGGTAGGGCTTATTTTAACCTTATCCCCTGCCATTGCAATTACACTGGCAATAGAAGCGGCAATACCAACAACTTTTGTTGTGACGTTCCCTTGGTATTCTTTGAGAGATGTCCAAATGTCACTTCCAGCAAAAACATCACCACCACCTGAATTGATGACCACCTCCACATCATCACCATTTGCTTGTTCTAAGCTATCAATAATCATGTTTGGTGTGGTGTGTTCAACGTCAAATAAATCATAAATCCAAGCATCATCGTTTGGGATAACTACACCTCGCACATTTATTTTTTTCACTTACACACCCCCTTTCAATCATTCATCCACTGGTCTCGTATCAAGCCTTCTGATGTACTCATCTCCATCTGGTACAGGTTCGCGACCTAATACATCCCTTACCTCGTTAGGTGAGAGTATACCTCTATCCACATAATCAACTAGCCTTAGTTTAGTATTCATACTTGCAAATGATAGGTTGCTGGACTCAAACAAAATTTTATTGCCAAATCCTCTTTCTCTTCTCGTGAACAATTTCCTAGTATATTCGTTGCTTATTTGAATAATGTCCGGCTCCACTGTAGTTTCATAATAACTAATCCATTCATCCTCTGAATAACTACCTGTAACTATTTTTTCATTAGTATTAAAGAAAGAATACAATCTTTTGATTGTTGTATTCATTTGCTTTTCATTAGGCACATAATCTTTTGGTTCGACTTGTTGCGCGTCCATCTTTGCATCAGTAGCTGCAGCCCCTGTGGATTCACTGTCAATATTCAAAAAATCATCAACAAATCGTTTTGTTTCTTTCTTAATATCCTCTGGTCTTAGTGTCTGATTGAATTTTAACAACCAACGAATAATGTTTGAGTTTTTAATTGCCTTAACAATACCCTGATCTGTAGTATTAACAACCTCCATCAATGGAGCTAACGACTCGGCAGGTGAACTACCAAATAAATCATCTTCCCCAAAATCTTTTCGTAAATGAATAATATCTGTATAACGAAATGTAACCTGTCTGCCATCCCTTAAATTGAAACGTAAATATAATCTTCCTTGCTCATCTAATAAAGCTTCCGTTCCAATCGCAGTAACGGGATATATTTCAGTTGGTAATCCGTTTTCGTCACGATTTATATAAGCAAAAGCGTTATTATTTAATTCCAATTGTGTAATAATTTTTTCTTGCAATTGTTGGCCAGTCATATAAGGGTTTGGTTCTTCCAATAAAAACTTCATATAAACATCTGGGTTGACTTTAGTTTCTTCTAAACTCTTTCTTATGTGCTTTCCGACTGCTTTTCCGATTGCTCTTGCTTTCGGTCTTATGGCAGAACGCACAACATCAGAGTGATAAAGCTTGCCATTCCAAGAATAAAATCCATGACCATTATCTGTGATCATTTTATACGTGGAAACAGTAACTCCTTTATTTTTAAACCAATCACGAATCCCCAATCTCTCACCTCCTAAAAACGACAAGGATTAATTTATGCGTTTTCTAATGTTTCAACTCTTGCAACTAAGTCATTCCAATCTTGTTCGGTCGGGAATCCGTCTGCACCTGAAGGACCTTGAGGACCCTCTGGGCCCTGTTCTCCGTCTGAACCATCCGATCCGGCCGGTCCTTGCACCCCCTGCTCCCCTTGAGGACCTGTCAAATTGGCAATGTTATTCCATTCTCCAGATTCTTTCTTATAAAAATCACCATTTGAACTGTTTAGATATACATCTCCGTCACTACCCAATGAGGATTCAGGAGCGCTGTTTCCAAAATGGAATTCCATGCTCGAACCACCTCCGCTATTTCTTAATAAATCCACAAGGTTATAAACATTACCGTCCTCACCTATTATCCTCCCGCTTCTCGGAGAGAGACTATTTACATTCATTTTTTATTCCTCCTTCAAATTAAATTAATATAATCTTGATTCTTATCTTGATAAATCACATAAGCGTTAAGCATTGCTGCTGTTCCATCAATACGTTTACGTTGTTGTTTTCCTTTTGATGGTTGTATGTTGTCGTTTTTATCTATATCCACGGAAGTGTTAGATAAATTCCACTTCGTTATTGGGTTGTTGTTATAATTGATTCGTTTGCTTTCTAAATCAGCACCCATCGATCGCATAGGACCAGATAAAGTCTTTTTACCTTGAATCACTGGAATCATAGCATCCTTACCAAAATGCCCTTGCATATCCTCCACAAAATAAGTAGCAGACCAGCTATCGTAACCAATCCAAGGAATATAAACATCGTTACTGTCCTGCATTTCAATAAACCAATCTACAACAAATTTATAATGAACTTTATTTCCTGGTGTAGTTCGCAACAATCCCATTTCGTGCCATGTTGTATACGGAACATTATCTTCTGCTGTTCTTTTTTCCAAAAGATCTTCAGGCAACCAATACATGTGTTCAAAATAAATTGTTTCATCGTTTGGTACTTGGAACAGCACACATGCGGCGGTTAAATCTGTAGTTTGGGATAAATCCACTCCACCGACTCCATAACGCGGCTTTAATTCTGATATATCAAAGTTAGCTTGGTTGTCTAATTGCTCAAATGTCAACCATGCTTCGGATGAAGTTTCCCTAATATTAAAATCCTTTGTCAGTAAGTTTTTTACCAACAAAGGATTCGCTTTTGCTTTATTTACTTTTCTTTCTAATTCATCTATATTCTTAATGGTTCCTAACCCCGGATTAGCTTTTTTCCACATCTTAGAGTCTGTCCATTCTTTCCTCTTGTCCAATTCGTAGATGAGAGGAAGAACGTGTTCATCTTTGTACCCATTCGGATCATCGTAACCATTTATTATTCTTTCAGCTTCATCATATTTTATATCAAATATGCCTTCTCTTACTGTTCCTGCTGTTGTGGTTATGATAGATAAAGGTTGTTCTCTAGCACTCATGCCATCCACGATTACATCGTATAGGTTTTTATCCTCAATTGCGTGCAATTCATCTATGAGAGAACAATGAACGTTTAAACCGTCTAGCGTATTACTGTCTGATGACAATGGTCTAAACGATCCATCGTTATAATCAGATAATAATTCAGCAACTAACGAACGTACTCTTTTTCTAAGTGCCGGCGACTTTTTGATCATTCTTTTTGATTCCAACCAAATGATTTTAGATTGATCTTTTTTTGTAGCAGCACTTACCACCTCTGGACCCGGCTCGCCATCTGCCATCATCATATAAAGAGCGATTGCGGATCCCCAAGCAGATTTTCCGTTTTTACGTCCAACGATTAAAATAAACTCTCGGTACTTACGAACACCATCTATTTTATGAACGAAACCAAACAAAGCTGCGGTCATTGCTTTTTGCCACAATTCCAATTTGAAAGGCTTCCCACCCATTTTACCTTTAGAATGTTTACAGTATTTTTCAATAAACTCAATCGCATGATTGGCCTTATCGTTTGAATACTCATAAACAGATTGTTCATCATTAATGTCATCCACAAGTTTTTTGTAGACTCGTTTTACTTTCTTACTGACTACCACTTCACCATTTTCTATTTTCTTGTAATACTCATTGATTGGATTCATGTTTTATTCACGAACGAATCAAATCCATCATCCAATTCATTCTGTTTATCTTTAGGCAACAAATCAAATAACTTACCATATGCAGCAGTGTATCGGTTAATTAATGTGCTATATGACTTCTGAGAAGGGTTTTCCACATACATCTCTTGCTTTCCATTCTTGAATAAATAAGTTGGACCCTTACTTTTGATGTCATCTTCCAGTATCTTTAACGTAATCGTCATAAAAGCTACTCGTTCAATCAAACTCTCTGCAACTTCTTTTTTATCATCGGAAATATCCTCAAATATTTCTTGCAAACGTTCGGTTTCTTCGGATATAAGTTCGTTTTGTTTTTTTACTGTAAGTTTTGCCAATTCCCCATAACCCCCCTTGTGAAAAAATAACCTGTGCATTACGCGAACCGCATCTGGTGAGTCCGACTGGGAATTTATGG